TCATCGGTGCCTGCGGTTACGCCGCCCCAGAGGTGGCTGATTATATCCTCAAGTATATCAAAGCCCGTGGTGAAGCGGAGGTAGCCAAGGTGACCAAAAAAATCCCCAATGGCAAAAAGCGTCCCCAAAAGCGAAAGTGAAAAAGGGCTGTTCTTGGCGGTGGTCATGCTTACCATCATCGCTGGGGTGACCGCCTTCTCCGCCGCCTGGATTTGCGACTATGTTCTGTCCGCTTTCGGCAACAGCCAAGCGATGGCGTTGATCATCGTGGACGGCGGCAAGCAACTCAAGTCGGACGATGCCAACCTTGAGAAGCAACTCACCACGGCCACCATCGCCCTTCAGACCGTTCGTGACCTTGGCTGGGCTTTGGCGGTCGGATGCGTGGGCATCGCCGTGGCGGTCGTCTTGCGGATGCGGAAGGGTTAAGCCTTCGTGCCCTCGTAGAACAGGGCGGCACCGATCTTCTTGGGCTTGATGATGCCGTTGGTCACCATCGCCTTCACCAAGGCTTCCGCCTGGTCTTGTTGCAGGCTATACTCCCTCGTCAGTTCGTCCAGTAACGCCTTGCGGCTCAAGGTCGGCTTCGTGGCAAAGTGCTGATACTGCTGGCCTACCTTCAGCAATTCGAAGGACTCCACCATCGGGGCTACCTCCCACAGCACCTTGTGGTCGGCGTGCTTCAACTTGATGGACAGGGTGGGCTTGCCGTCCACCGTACGCATCCCCGCCAACTTGCCACGCTTCGTGAGGTTGAACGAGAAGATGGGCTTGTCCTTGGACTCACGGCGGACGCTGATGATCGCCCTCGCCCAGTTCACAAGTTCCGAACTCCCGAGGCCGCTATATGCCATGTCGGAAATGGTCTGCTCATCCGTGGTTTCCTTGGGCTTGGGCTTACCTTCGTGGTGGATGAATACCATGATGCACCCCGTCTCCTGCAACACGGGCTGGACAAGGTTGCGGAGGAAGTGCGAGCAGACATCCTGCTTGGACAAGTCACCCCCCACATAGGACAGCAAGGGGTCGGCCACCAGGACATCAAGTTTCAGCCGCACGATAATCTTACGGCACAAATCTACGAAGTCCTTGCCCGTCTTGCTGGCTTCGGTGAAGAAGCGGAGGTTTTCACGGCATAAATCCCGTTCGGCCCCTGTGAGGCACATTCCCGATGACACTCCTTGGAAAGCCTCCGCAAGATCGCCCATATCGCACTCTGCTTGGACAACGCCAATGCGGAGGGGTCGAATGACAGGAATCCCGAACAGTTCCCGTCCCACCGCCCATGAAGTCGCCATTTGCATGACAAACGATGATTTTCCAATACCAGACTGGCCCGTAACAAGAAGGCTTCCACCTCGACAAAGGTACCGACCATGACCAATGACATGGTTCGGGTCGTGCTTGGTGTCGTAGGTTTCGAGCGTGTCCGTGCGGATTTCGTCTGGGAAGTCTTGCCCTTCCCGCCATGCGGTGAAGGCGTCCCAGTCCTCGGCCCCGACATTGAAGGCGAGGATGCGTTGTTCGTTTTCGCCACGCTTGACCCCACCGAGGCGGCTCCAGCGGGACGGGTTCTTGTTTTGCGGGTCGGGTTCATGGTCGGAAAGGTATTCATAGACGGCCGTGCGGCGTTCTTCCCATTGGGTCTTGTCGGCGGCATCGACCTTGACCCAGGCGTGGATGGACTTGCCCCCCGAGTCCACCAGCAGGCTGATCGGTAGGTTCGACTGCTGGAAGATGGCGAACTGCTCGTCCTTGGACTTCTTGTCGAACTCGACCAGGACATGGCGGTAGCAGGCCACGGCGTTGTCCGTGCCCGTGTAGTCGTCCTTGGTGAAGGGGTTGATGCGAATCCACGCCCCCTGCTCGGACTCGGCAAAATGCTTGCCCTGCTTGGCATCGGGGCCGAAGAACTTGGCCAACCACTCGGCACGGGTAATGAAGATGCCCTTGGACGCTGGGAACCACTTGCCGTCCTCGGTCTGCCCAGCCTCGTTGGTGATGCAGATCACATCCTCGTCCTTGAAGCAGTTGAGCAGGACATCGGCGGTGTTGTACGGCGTCTGCGAGTCAATCATTTCGGCCACAACGGTGGGGTCGAACACGAAGCGACCATTGGCCCCCACCTTGCGTTCCTTGCCAGCGTTGAGCCAGCCCTTGGGCTTCTCATGGGGTTTCACGAAGGCATCGTTGAGTTTGTGGCGAAGTTCCTTCTCGCCCCAGGGCGGTGAACAATGGGTCTGGTTCCACTCGTTGAGCAGGAACCATGCGTCATCGTAGCCAAGGTCGAAGCCGTTGGCCAGGATGCTGGCGGCTCGGTAGGTGGCGGGGTGACCGCCTTGGCCTGCGAGGGCGGGTGGAAGTTTGGCAAGGTAAGCCCTTGCTCCAGCGATGCGATCTTGAAGGGTCATTATCGCTTGGCGTAGGACACCTTGAATCCGTTGGGGGCAAGGCTAACGATGTTGTAATCAACCCACTCCTGGGCGGTATCCTCGTCCCAGTCGTTCAAGTCCATGCAGACCTTTACGAGTAAATCGTAATGATAGGTGATGCAACCGTCCTTGGATTCCTTGACGATAGCCTTCTTGAAAGCCGTGTGCGGCTCCAATTTGATGTATTGTTTTTTCATGGTGGGTGGGCTGGTGACTTTGCCACGCCCCCCATCCATGTCAACCGTAGAAGTTCAACTTCATCAAACGACCATTGACCACCTGGCGAAGCCGAAGCACCTTCACCAGTTTTTTCTTCACGGCCTCCTTGATGATGATCTCCGTATTCGTGCGACCCATCTTCCAAAGTTTGGCGTACTGGGCAACGCTCATGTAGCCATCGGGCACGACATCAACCGCCCCTTTGCGTTGGCGATAGACTTCCTCAAGCAACCTCTGGGCTTTTACAGCGGGAGTTTCCATTCTTCGGTTCCATCGTGGATGTGAAGGGTAGGGTACAGGGCGTTGTCCGTGTATTCCCCATAGACGAAGCCTTGCGACCAGCCCAGCGTGCTACGGCGGGTGTTGGCATACTCCATCGCCCCCTTGCGGGTCAGCGTGCCCACGGAGATGCCTTGGGCGGCATTGTAGGTGCGACCCATCTGAATGCTGGCCTTGTGCGTGTGGGCGAAGATAACATTCCCGTACATTTCCGCCATGTCACGGGCCGAGTTCTCGTTGTAGATCGTGCCGTGCGTGAACTTGTAGTTGGCCAACTGATAGACTTGCCACACCCCAGAATACGGGATGAGTTGGGCGTGCAACTTCAAGCAGGCCACCTCGATGGCCTCGATGCTGGTTTCAGCCGCCATCGCACGCAGTTGGTTGTGGCTGTGGCGGTCACGCCAGAGACGGGCTTCGTGGTTGCCAGCCAGCACCACGGTGCAACGCAGTCGGTTCAAGAACTCGATGCCCCCCATTAGGTCGGGCTTGATGGGGTCGCCTTCGCCGTTGGCACCGCCCATGAAAGGGGACATATCGGTGAAGTCCCCCAGGTGGATCATCTCGTTCGGGTTGAAGGCGTCACGGAACTTGGCGACCGCATCGACCGCCACGGGGTCGGCGTAGATGCCGTGGGAACACCCTACGGCCATGAACCTTCGATACGAACGGACGATGTTAGCCACGGAGTTTAGACACGACCTTGTGCTGATAGTTCGGGATGTTCGACCCCTTGCGTGGTGCGATCTCGTCCACGGCCAAGAGGATGTCGATGGCCTCCTTGGGCGAGAAGGTGGCGTGGGTATTTCTACCGACAGCCTGTCCAAGAATACGCCGCAACAGGCTTAACCCGTTGGTGTACCGCTTGCCCTTAACCCTTTCGGGCTTTTGGTACCACGGCAGGGGGGAGTCCGCTGGGGTAGAATCGGGAGAAGGTTTTTTCATGTAGTTGCCAGTAGTGGATGGGCTTGTTCTTGATATGAGGATATACATCGGTCATCCATTTCCACAAGCGGTAATCCCAACAATACCAGTTGCCGCCTTCCATGTGGTCGGCCACGAACTCTGGGTTCTCGACCTTGCCGTTCTCATAGACGGCGAACAGGGCGTGCTTGGGTACCTTGTCTCGGTAGGCTTGGAGTGCGAGTGGAGGTTGGTTCATTTCTTGTCGTAGTAACCGATCTGGGCAAAGAACTCGTCCCGCATACGGCGTGCTTCTTGGACATCGAGGGAAAGCCTGCGGTGCTTGCGGACGCCCTTCTCCTTCCACATGAGGTACCAGTAGGCCGAGGTTTTCATAAGGTTGCGGTTCGGGTTGTTCTGGATGCGGTTATAGTAGCCAGCATCCTCGATTGGGGGTTCGCCAAACCCGACATTCATAAGGGACACCAATCGGTTGACGGGGAGGCCAAGCGACCTTGCCCGATCTTCGATGGTCTGGGAATAGTCGGCGGTTGCGAGGTTGCCGTGAATAGGGTATTGGGTGGACATGGTTAAGGTTGTTTAGGGGAATCGACACATTCCTT